AATAAATGTTGATTGCAGATTAGCTAGAGTTTGACCACCAAGAGTTTCAGCATCTACATTTAAAGCATCAACAAACGCCGTTGTTACACGGTTGTCAATTGCTGTATTGGCTCTTGTTGTTGTAAAGTATAAGTTACCTGCACCAGAACCACCGTTTGCATTAGCAGAATCTTCAGGAATATCATCAGTCACTGAACCAAGTAATGCGGCTTGCAAATCACTAATTGCAGAATCGACTTTAAGATTTCCTTGAATATCAAATTTTCTTAATGCCGAATCGATAGACGAATCGACTGCAGTTGCAGTTTGTAATCCCATACCAAGTGCTGCATCTGAATCTAAACCAGTTTTTTGTCTAAATCGTACGTAGGCCGAATCGATGTATGCTGTAACATCAGTAGAGTCAAGGCTGAGTCTATTTGCTCGAGCAGAATCTAAGAAGCCTGCACCAAATAATGCATCAATTGCAGAAGCTGAGTCAAGTAACTTTGTAGTGCCTCCACGAATTCCTAAAATATAATCGCGATTAGCTTCTCTTTTAATATCTGTTACAAAAGCTAATGTGCCTGTGCTATCTTGTAATGTAATATTATTGATTTGTGTAGGATCTGCAGGAATCAATCGAGTGACAGTTGTCATCGAATCTTTTGTAGCACCGTCAAAAAGAATGCCGTCAAAACCAAATCCAATACCGTTACTATTTACACTTTGCAAATTAAGTTGTAGTGAAAGAGCGGTAATATTAGAATATAGTTCAGTAAAGTTGGCATTAATTTTAGTAGCGCCAGTACGTAGATCATCTCCAGTACCGTCGTTACCTACTGTTCCAGTAAATATGTTTTGTCTTGCCATTTTCTATCCTGCAATAATATTAATCTTATTTATATATGTTAATACGGCTTATTTGATGTTAAATAGCCAATTGCGACATAATTCTGAGGACTTACATAATCAGCAGCAAATGTCTTGTATTCTCTCATATCGAATGTTTCGAACGCGTTATCAAATCGAATTCCAACACCATTAGAATCTAAATTGTCAAATGTAATTCCATAATCAGCCCATTCTTTAAGGTCTTTATACAACAACATTACATCATTAATCGATGCATATTCTTTACCACCAACTGGTGTAGCCAAATCTGAATCAGCCCAATAACCAGTTAATCGATAAGGGCTAGTTCTAAACTGTGGATCATTGATATGAAATTTTGCACCAAAATTAGATCTAGCACCGTGTGCAGTATAATTATTTAGATGTGATATATCACCTTGTGCTTGTGGTGGATTAATAGTACTAATAGCATCTGCGCTATCTATGACAAATTTAATGTTCTTAAATGGATCAGGTACCGATTCATCGGTAATAATATTGATAATATCAGTACCTTCGATTGCCACCTCATTCGCTAGATAAAATCCAGTAGGGTGAACAAATCTACGCCATAATTGTTCCCATATTCCAATTGATAATGGTGATTTAACTAAAATAGAAAATATTTGAAATTTGCCGCCGTCTTGAATATACTTACCATATTCAGCACCAAGTTCTGATTCTCCTACATTAAACAAAGATTTTTTAGGATATATGATTTCAACTTCTTCATCAAAGAATCCTCTAAAAAATCCTTCTCCTGAAAACAAAGAACCTTTTACTCTAAAGAAATTACCAAAATTTCTAATAGCTTCTCGTGGAAATGTAAAATTACCGCCCGATACACCGAGAGCAAGAGTTTCAAATAACTGATCTAAGCGTTCTAGACTGGCATCTTCAGTTTCTCTTATACTATTAAGCTCATGAATTATTCCATCAAAATTAGTATCTGAATCTTGGAATTCGTAATATCCCTCAAGAAACTTTACAAGACTAGGATAATCTTCCCTAAAATATTCAGGTAAAATTTCTTCAACTAGACTTCTTCGAAAATTGATATCGATTCTGTCAAAATGTTTGAGGGTTTCTTCTTTAGCCATTAGTTATCGACTTCCAATGTTGTTGTCTGTCTATCGATAAATGCTGAAGTAGATGAATTTGTAGGATCTAGCTTTAGCACATAATTTCTAAGTGGTTTAACAAAGCTTTGATTTTCAGGAGTTACTGATAATCTTAAATATGTTGTACCTAATATTAATGCTTCTGGATTGATACCTGAAATGCTAACTGTACCAAGTGGTGCACTATATTCACCTACGTTATCTTGCAATACGTTACCAGCGAGATCATAAACCTGCAATTTTTGTGAAGAAAGTTTATTACGTAATTGAGCTACAACTCCACGGAATTGAAATGTATCTGATATGACTGTATGATTGACATCATCAGGATCGGCAATACGCATAGGGAATGCTAATTCGTGAGAGGTTGCAACTCCAACAGATGGTGTAAATCTTAGCTGACATTTTATTTCTGTACGAGATGATAGTACTGCAGGACTCAATGCATCTATTTCTGTTAAAAGATTTGATCTTCTAAATACAGATTCAAATTTTCCTAAGTTATTTACAAAGAAATTTTGTTTAAATGTAAAGACATCTGTTTCTACAGATGAGAGTGTATTTCCTGTTAATGCAGGATCAAAATTAAATACAGTGTTTAATTCAAGGAATATAATAACCGGTTCTACAAACTTTGTTTCAATTGACATAACAGAAAGATTTTTTGTAAAATTGTTTACGATACTTGCTTCTGTCTCTGTTTTTGTAGATTGCGCAGTATTAGCTTTATATAGAATAGAGACGTAAGCTCTACCATAATCAACTGGTACATTTTCATCGCCAGACCAAACAGTAACATCATCAATAACTGTATAATTACTTTGTATCGTTGCTTTATAATCGAGCGATGTCACGAGTCTTTGTTGAGTTGCATATGCGTAAGGAGCCAGGTTTTTAATCGAATCAATCGATTGTTTAATCTCTCCACCAGTAGAAGCTGCAGAAGTAACTACAGATACTGGATAAGATTGGCCATTAATAGTTACATTATTCGTAGATGTAAATATAGTGCCTTCGTTAGCATCTGGTCCATTTACTTGCAAATAGGTAATAACAATTTTATTACCAGGTTCTGGAGATTTACCAAAAGAAATACCATCGCCAAAGTTAACTTCGTAAAATCCGTTTGGTGCTTCACGTATAGTAAATAATAAAGAATCTGGTGTAATACGAACAGCGTCTTTTACTGGAGAATAGTTTTCAAAATTAGAAGAACTTGCAGTATCAAACACTTGCATAACTGCAGTAGATTTATCCATCTTCTCATCAGGAATAACATAAATTTGTCTCTCAGTTTTTTCTCCAACCAAGAATGTTTTAACTTTTTCTACACCTTCAAAAACTGGAATATCATCAGAGCCATCATTTTGTACGATGCTATATAATCCACTGCCATTATCTTTTGCTGTGAATGCATCAAGGGTTCTGAATGTGTAAGTTATTCCGTCGATCTGTGTAGTAAATGTTAGACCTTTAGGAACTAATACTGTTGGAGGTCTATTCGAAACACCACCTAAATTAAGTGATAATTTAAGTAAAGCCTTTGCAGCTGTCATAGATCTCACATCGTAACCTAAAGTTTCGGCATGGGATACAACTGAACTTCGCAATTGTGCTGTATTAAGGAATGCTTCATTCAATGCAAAGTTGGCAGTTAGACCATTAACGTGTGTATTATATGCAAGCACGTCAAGAATATTCGATAAGCCTGAGGCTTCAAAATCATAATCAGCATATTCTGATTGAGCTTTAAAGTACTCTTTCAATCGTCCTTTGATATTTTGAAAATCAAGATCTGATGATTTAATTGTAGTAGCCATCTATCTAAGCCTCGCTAAGTTTACATCTATTGATACTGTTTCTCCAACATTCACCACTTCAAAAGTAATTGTTGCTCTAATCTCATTTCTATCAGGATATGAAGTAAAATCTATATTCAATACTCTTGCTCTTGGTTCGTATCGCGCAATTGTAGATGCAATATTTTCTGCAACTTCTTGTGGATTATAATCTGTTTCTAACTCAAAAAGAGCTACACCCAAATTCCCGCCAAATCTTGGCTGAAATGGTTTTTCATATGATCCTGTCAACAATAAATTCTTTATCGCTTGCTTTACAGCAGCAGCATGGCGTTTTTTATAAACATCACCAGAAGGTTTAACCAAAAATGCTAAATCAATATCCGAATAAACTCGGGCATCTGATTGTACTATTGATGAACCGTTTAGGTTGCCATCTTCTACTGAAAATGCTTTTGCCATTACTTTTTCCTAATTGTTTAGTCTATTTATATAGAAATTTCAGCTAATTCACCATGAGTCTGAACGTTTTCATTAAATCGAGTTTCAATTTCATTCTTATAAGTTACCTCCCAACCGTTCTTAATTACAGGAGTTGTAATAATTAGTTGTGTTGTTAATGATTCGTCTGGATTAAAAGTATCATACGAAAGAGACAACATCTCAAATTCTGTAGTATCTTTCAAATATTTTGCCAAGTCAAAAGTTTTTTGATTTGATATAAGCCCATTGATACCGCGCAATTCATATACTACCGCTCTACCCTTTTGCTTTAGATCATTTAAGCTACCAATCTGAGGAGTTTCTCCTTCGGCTGGAACATACAATCCTTCGGCAACAATCATTCTATGATTATTAAACTCAGCTTGATTCGTAAGAACTTGTCTCATAATTTTTGCATGGATAGCATAATTCTTGGCCAAGTTTAATCTGTCAATAGGATCTGTAATATGATTCATGTTTGTCTGAGAACCATAACCACCTAAAAATTTTGCCATTGTAATTCCAGGTGCTAGCTTAGTAGCAGGAGTAATTCTGCCAACTCTTTCTGGATTATATGCTGGATCTACTGTAAAAATTGCCATTATTTCTTCACCGTCTTTACACCTGCACCGCGAGAATTAGGAAACGATGTTTTTCCTCTCACTTTTGTATCTTGTGCACTTACTATTCGACCAGCATCTGGAGCAACTTTATTAATCCACATTGCTGCTAACTTACCTTCAGTCGCTTGAGCCGCAGTAAAATCTTCATTTCTTGCATTAATAGGATCACGCATTTTAGATCTAATTTCAGGTGTAGTAAGTTTACAAGAACTAAGTCCTCCATATGGAGTTGTTTTATCAATTGCATCTTTTAAATCATTAGTAATATCAATTTGCACGTTGCGTGTACCTCTATCGCCCTTATGCAAATACGAAGTAGCCTCATCGGCATCGACCCTCGTCCGAGTAAATGGATCAATTGCTACATCAGCGGTGTTATCCTGAGTTACTGTATAGCCTGTCGGTGCACCTACACCTCCACCAGGAGAGGACGGATCTGCATAATTCTGAGAATTTGTGATGTCTGCAGTGATTGCTTGATGCGCCGTACCTTGTAGATCACCATATACAACTGGTATATTCATATGACCTGACGTTACTTGAGTATCATTGCGAATAGTCGGCACTGTTAATGTTTCTCCAATATTAACGTGGTGACCAGTGTACATACTATAATTATGCATAATTACATTCTCTCCACCAATATCTCCAGTATTACCGGTAGCAGAAAGATCATCAGCCAATATATTAATATTGTCAGAAGCAATAAAGACTTCATCTGTTCCAGTAATTTTTAG